GATGTAGTCGCGTGCGTTTGGCACGCCAGCCTTAGCCTTGGCTACTGCCACGACCAAACTTCATGTCTTTAGGATTGAAGTAGCGCAACGCTGTTGGGCAGACCGCGCCGATCGCAGCTGCTAATAGCGCCGATGGGTCGGTGTTGCCTGTTACTGCTAAAGCAACAACGGCAGCGAGCATTGAACGACCGTATGAGGCGAGTAGGGCTTGGTCTTTAGGCTTCAACATCTTTGGCTCCTTCTTTCGCTTTTGACTTTAGCCCGTTTGAGGCCACTAAGCCTGACAACGTGCCGGTCATAAAAACGGTCAAGGTTGATAGCAGGTCTATAAAGGCGGCGTCATTTGGTGCTTGGTTGCCGATTGGCTGGGTTACAAACATCAGGGCATAGACAAAACCAAGCACGGTCACAGCAAAGACGCTGGCAAGAATGATTCCGACAATCACAATTAGTCGAGCGTGAAGCTCCTCGGGTTTAAGGCGTGGTCTCATAAATTAAATCTTTCGTGCATGTGCCAGATGGGTTGCAGAGTGGTGGTTCGCATTCTGGCTTTTTCCAGTTGGCTGCGTTTTGGCATGGGTAACGGTATGAGCCGTCATAACTACAGCCAGCGCAACCCCACACAACGACTGCGATTAGCGCGCCGTAGCCGATGAGGTAACGCCAGCGCATTAGGACAGGAGTGCGGCGACTTCGTCGGCAGTCAGTCCCAGTTTGGCGATTACTTCGGCTTTGGCTTCGGCGCGTGCTTTGTCGGCTTGTGCTGCAGCATCTTTAACGGCTTTTTCAGTAGGTTTTTTGCTGTCGTTTTCCCAAACAATGTTTTCATAATCGTCACCGCTAACCACCCAACCCGTGTTAAAACCAAGTTGTATTAATCCTTTAATAATTTCTTCGTGTTTCATGCTGTTATCTCCATCAAAACTATGGCCGATATAACTGAACCTCGTTGGACTGAAACGCTGGCCGCGGCAAAAGCGTTTGCAAAAGTAGTTTTATAGGTGGTTGCCGATGTTGTTGCAGGATTATCGTTAACTAAAAAAGTTCCGACAAAAAATCCGTCAATAGCGCTGTTTGTTACGCCAAGATTGACATTATTTCCAATTTCGGTTGCACCTCTAAAAAGTTTAAGATTCAACCCGTTATTAAGGTTTCCTGACGATTTAAAACAACTGCCGTGATTAACCCACACCAAGATCGTACTTGTAGCCGATGTAGGCGTGATTGTTGCAGTTAAACCTGTGTCGGCAAAACTAGTAACCGAACTTGAGGTTTGCGTGTTGTAAGTAGCGGAAACAACCTGCACCACTTTAGGGCCAACAGTCGCCCAAGCCGTGCCCGTGTAATACTGCACGATATTAGAATCCTCTAAATAACAAAGTTGCCCTTCAGCCAGCACCTTTTCACCTGAACCACCAAACGCCGCATCGCGTGTTGCTACACCAGAAAAAACTGGTGTGCCGGTGTTTATTTCTGTTTGTTGTTGTGCTGTTAGCACCTGCCCACTAGTAAAGACGGGCACGGATGTTTGTGCGTTGGCTCCCATAAGTACTCCTATCCTAAGACATTTTCGGCGTCAAGTACGCCATAGATCAGATCATCCAATATCAACTCGTAAACGATCGTGGTTGGCGCGGTGCTGTAAAGGACGCTGTGTCCTGTGCTGAAATCCAGCCGATGCTCAATGCCCTCAACTGACAGCTCTTGTGCCAACTGGGTTGTGCCAGTACCACTCGGGAACGACTTTTCTACGCTTATTGTGTCGCCAATATCTACGGTTGCCAGGGTGTCTTTTTGGGCTGTGGTCAGCATCAGATATTTGGTTGCCACGGACGTGTACCGCGGTTCGGGCTCTGGGTTTAACAGATAGTCGGCAGCGTCATCAATGCTTGTTTGTTCATGTAGCAGGCTGTTTGTGATGCTTGTGGTTTGAATAAAATATGTTGCGATAGACCCTGTATCGGTTGCGGTAGCGGTTTTGCCGTCTAGCGCTGTTACGACCGCGCGGTTAATTACCGAGTCAGCCTCAAAACTAATGCCTACCCCGTCATACTTAAAGTTTGTTCCGTCATCATGAAAATCGGCTACAGGCGCGCTTAACGTGTTCCCGATGCGCTCTTGAAAAGTAAACACGCCAGCCCTAGACATAAACACGCGCCCAAACTCGGCGGTCTCGTTGATCTGGGTGATGTATTGCAACACGTTTGTTCCTGCCGGCACCGTGTAGTTGCTGTCGTGGCCTAGGTTTACGGTGCCTGTTGCAATGCTTCGAGAGCCTGCTGGAAAGTCAACCTCTGGTAGGTCTAAGACTGTTTCTATGCGTTCGCCCGATGTCTCTGGGGTGACGTTTAGTTCGTCTAAAAATGTTTGTGCGAGTAGGTAAAACTGGTCAGCGCAATACACAGTCACGGTGTCTAAACCACCGAGCGCAAAGTTGTAGTCATAGTTGACGACATAACCGCTAAACAATGATTCGGGCACATTGGTTGAGCTGTAACGGATTAGTCGTACTTCGCGCAATGGGGCAAGCCCTGGCTTGGCTTGTGGTGTGTCGTAGTACGGGCTGTTTTGGTCGAATGGGTTGAAGATGCCGTCCACGTCTTGGATGGTGAATGTCATTGTGCCAGCGCTGAACTGATCGCCGACGTCTCGGCGACCGCGCCGCACGTTGATGCTGACAGTTGAGTCCATCACATCGGCAAACTCGGTTGTACCGTCTAGCACATACTCCGTGTTATTTAATACGCCCTTAAGCGTGTTGTCTAGGACGAACGCGTCAACCTGAAAACCTGTGGCGATCTGTAAGTCATAGTTACCAGAATCAACGACCGATACGCCTGGCATTACGCCACCTGTAACTGCAACGGCCCAGCGGAACGCGAATAGGCGCGCAAAGCGTTAACGACCGATTCGCCGATCTCTGCACTTGTGGCAAGCCCGCCTGTGACGTTGATAGTGATACCGCCACCAGATTGCATGCGATCTAATGGCACAACGGCTTCTGGGCCTGCCTCACCGATTAGCGCCAAGGTAGGTGACGACACGATGCCGCCATCGGCTAGTCGAGGAATGCTCATACGTCCAGGTGCAGGCGTATTAGATGTTTTGCCAAGTTGTGGCACGGGCACGGTTGGGGCTTTTGGCAAATCAGGCAACAACGGAATTGAGTTATACGCGCTAATAATTGCGTTAACCGCACCGATCGCAGCGTTAACCATGCCGGCAAAGAACCCGATCACGGTGTTGACAATTAGGTTGATGCCGTCACGGAACCACTCAAACTTGTTGTACGCGGTTACAAGACCAACGATTAGCAATGCAATGCCTGCTGCGATAAGGCTGAATGGATTGAGTGCCATTGCAATGTTTGTGGCCACAATTGCTGCGGCGACTATGCCGATGGCAGCTGCAATTGCCAAAAATGCTTTAGGGTTGTCTTGAGCCCATGCAGCGAACTTGTTAAGCACAGGCAAAACGGCTTCAAGGACGGGCAACAACGCAGCACCGATTGACTCTTTGGTTTCGCCGAGCGAGTTAGTCAAAATCTTCATTTTGCCTGCAGCGGTTTCAGCGCTTTTGGCAGTAGCACCGCCAAAGGTTCCGCCAAGCACGTCCATGATTTCGTTAAGGCTTGCGCCTTCTTTAATCATCGTTGCCATTTCTGGACTCAAAGATCGGAGCGCCTTAAAGTTGCCTTGGTATGCCTTGGCAAGCGCGTCAGCGACCGTGCTGGAATCGGTTTGCAACGCTGTACTGATATCCATCACAAGGTTCATGTCTTTCATGGCCATGTCAACATCTTTTGTACCGCGCACTAAAGCCTCAAGGCTTTTGCGATATTCGGTATCTGCAATGCCAGACGCTCGAGACATTGCGCTGATTTGATCTTCAATCTGGGCGGTTTGTGCAGCGCCCGCGCCAGTCACATTTTGCAAAGTAAGTGCTAAAGCCGCCTGTTCCTGTTGATCTTCCATTGCGGCCTTGGTTGCGTCGCCAAGAGCAACAGCCAAACCAGCCAACGCCGCAGCTGCCGGCACAGCCGCCTTTTTGATTGCAAACTGTGCCTTTTCGCCGACGGTCTCAAGTTGCTGGAACTGTTTGACAGCCTTTTTTATCCCTTTGCCGTCAAACTCTGAAATGATCGGGATATTGATTGCCATTACGCGGTCTCTCTGTTCGCTTCTTCCATGACGCGCTTGACCAGTTGTTCCATCTCGGACATGACATCACTTTGGCGTTGCTCGTACGCTTTCCACATTACTCGCGAACGACTGCCATAGCGTGCAGTTAGCGCACGGCCTAATGACCCAGCCATGGACGTGTCAAACATTGTTCCCGTTGCGCCTTTCCATTGAATGGCAAACGTGCCCACATTGGTCGTGTTTCCGTTGTATTCCTTGATTGCTCGAGTATTAATTTTGGCAGCGATCTTTTGTTTCATGCCAGGTATCCACGGCAAGATTTGGAACCCTGATCGAGTTTGCCAGTTGCGCGCCATACCAGACAACGGGACACCAGACGGCACAAGCTTGTTGGCGTCGTCAATTACAGGCTGGACAATGCGCTTGTAATCTTTTGTGATTTCTCGGCGCAAAGATTTGTCAATCTTGTTTAGGGTCTTCAAGGCATCTTTGAGCCCTACAACCTCAACCCTTGCCGATACTTCCGCCACGTTATCTCCGTTTTTTGTTTGCCTCGTTAAGCACTTTAATGACCGTTGCTAAGTCTCGTGAGTCAAACGCAATGTCGCTAGGCCACCAACCGACCGCGACCAGTACTTCTGCTAGTTGGCGGCGGTAGGTGCCGCGTCCGTAGGGTTTGGGTCTGTCTCGTCCAGTACCGGCAGGATGTCGATGTCAGGGTTTTTGCTTAGCCACTCACGCCAGTTGTCGCCAACTTGCTCGCCTTTAATTTTTAGAATGGTGTGCATCCAACAGGCGTAATCCGAATACAACGGGTTTGCGGAAAGCTGTTGAATGTTGCGCCGCTCAAGGCGTTCCCATTCCGTAACCACAAACAGGTTTGTGTAGTAGTACTCGGGTGCGCTGTCAGGCGTGCGCTTTAGCTGCAACTTGATCTTCATGTTTCTCCTATGTCGGCTTGGAGCCGTTATTTATGCGGTGGTGTCAATCGTCAACGCGCCACCCATAAACGTGAGGTCATAGGTTGACAACTCGCCAAGGGATGCGTT